ACAACAGACAGAATAGCTAAAGCGAAGCCTCTGAGATAGATGTAAGCCATTGTAAATCCTGATTGTATGGCCATTTGAAACATATAGAAGGGGGCCATTTGCCTGTAAGTCTCGAAGATAATACCTGTATCTTTATCTAACACTATCTCCTGATAGCCTGTCATTATTAAAAACTCAGCCGCTAATACTATCCATATATGCCTATATATAGTATTTCTAAAGTGGAAAGCCACTAAAAACGAAGCAGTTAATAAAAAATAGTCCGTCATTTCGGCTTATTTCTTGGCTTCTTCTTCTTTGGTTTTCTTGTACCTGCCATTAGATTCTCCTCAGTTTTAAGTTATTGGGTTTTTCCAATCGTCTACAATTACAAGTCTAAATTCATCATCATTTGATAATATAGCCATAAACTCATTATAACCTGCTTTACTGGATTTTATACCGCTACTGCTGCCTAACTGACCAAACTCTTCACCTATCAGTATACAGCCTCTTGAATCATCATCTAAATTGCCTTTATGAAATAATATATGTGTTCTATTCTCCACATTAGTCACTTCAAACGTATTACCAAATCGAGGCGAATTAACGCGATTACAGATATATTCACCAGCAGGAATACAAGAGCCTGGAGTACTACCAACACTTGGTAAGTTATCTAACCACTCTCTTTCAAGGGTTAACGCAAAAGGAATATTCTCAAATACAATAGCGCCAAACGTGCCCTGCCCGCCTGTAACTACCCGTCTAATAATTAATGTTTTCATATTACAAACCCTGTAGGTGGGCCCATAAATGAATCACCTATTTGCATATAACTGGTATGCACATGAGCATTTGTTATATCTGCTCCAGTATCAACAAAGCCATAAGCTGGCATTCTAAATACATGGTAAGCATCATCTACAGCTGCGATTGAGGGAGTAGATAAATAGTCTTGTAAGGCAATTGTTCCGTCCTGACTATAGACATGCAAGGTAATATTCCCACCATATACATGAGTTAGCTCAAAATAAAGCCATTGCCCATAATAATTTTCTGGACTAAATATCAACGTATAACCAGATGGAATATAACCACTGTTTGCCGTACCGTTTTCACTGATTGGCCCCGTACCATTAGCGTCATTAGCTAGGCGTATAAAATGCTGCCCATCTGCGGCACGATTAATAAAGAAAACAGGGCGATTTGTTGCATTACTGGCATCATTCGACATTTCTACCATAAAGAATTTTTGTTCAGCATCACGGATACCATTTATAAACTCAGTGCCAATTCTGATCGCACAACCAACTGACCAATTTCTGGAATCAGCAAGCAATAAAGCTTCTGTATCTTGGACTAGTAATGTGCCCATATCTAAAGATGCAACAGTGCTAGCTACTAAAGTGCTATTGATAAATTGCGGGTTAGCTGCATCCCATGTGCCCGTAGTTACATATGTATCATTTGTACCTGAACCACCAAATTCAGAATCACCACCAGACCCGTCGGGGTCAATCTGATTCGCAGCAGAATCATATGAATAACTAAAAACAGGAGTTGCATTCGCAGGTGCTTCAGTAGCAACTCTTCCACGCATACCGGAAGTTACTAATTTATTTCGCCACCAGCTCAAGTGAATGCCCCGATAGCAATAACAGACAAGTTTGCACCTGTAGTTACTTTCCAAGCACCATTCTTTGATTTAGCACCGATAGGTATTGCAAAAGGCGTTAAATCTGCGCCCACAGTACCCCCTGTATAAACCGTTATAGAAGTGGCATCATCAAGTATCGATATAGCACCAGGCGCAGTAGTAGCTGGAATAACTAAAAGTCCTTCTAATACATCACCAGTACCACCAGTTGCGCCAAGAACCTGCGCAATCTGACTTGCTGCTACCGTTTCATATTGATCTTCATTTTTTATCGTAACATCATTATACACAGTCATAATTTACTCCATAAATAATTACAGATTAACTGGATGGAATGGGCCATAGAATGACTGAACAGGGCCTAAATCCGTGTCAAAATTAGAGTAAGGCTCTCCATTAATATCCACCGGATTTGGGTCTGTGCCCCAATAAGCGCCGCCTTTACCAATCATTAAAGAGTCATTCGCTATCATTAGATTCCATAATGTTTCGTCACTTACATTATCTAAATCAGCTAGGGGGTCACTCAATAATGGTAAGAAGCTTCCGCCTGCTTCCATTTCGGCAAGTGTATTTGTTGTGCTAGTGCTTAATGATGCTGGTATTGAATTTGCGCCTGTAGTTGTCCAAACTGGGCTGCCGCCTATAGAATAATCTAAAGGCGTTGCTGCTGCACCTGTAGGCCAGTCAACGTACCAAAAATTATAATCCTCATTTACCGTTATTCCTGCGGCTTCTGCTGTATCCAAAACACCAGACGTTAACTTATAACCAATATTGTTATAAACATTTAATGTTGCTGTGCTTGCTGTTGCTGTTAATGCAAATATATGTGATTTTATAGCTATATTGTTATAACAACTTAAGTTTGCAGCCGCGTTAGTGACGGCTGCTAATTTATGACCAGTAAAGAAGCCTATGCATTTTCTAACAACCAAAGCGCCTGCTGCTGTTGACGCTGCCATTTGATCGTCGGCATATCTTGATACGCAGTTTTCAACTATCCACGTTCCGCTTGCGCCTCTTGCGCTTACTGGATAACCATTGCAATATTTAAACATAAAGCCTGTGAATAATTGGTCTGTATGGTTTCCGTCAAAAGCAAAATTATTTTGTGAGCATATAACCGTGTGATCTAATGGCGCTAGATCATCAAACCGAACGTGTACCGTATTAAAGCCTATTTCTGCATTTGAGCCGTAACCTAACTGACCATTCGCCAAACTGCCCACAGTTCCACGCTGATAATCATCGTCTTCTGAAGATCGCTCATAGTAATGACCGTCTACAGTTGAAGAGTCACAGCTTGAAATAGAAGGGTCTGCCTTTAAAGCTAATGTAAAGTAATATTCATTCGTACCAGACGGGCTTAAATTCCACTCACCGCCGGATATAGTGCTTAAGTCTATACCGCAATTTATCTCGCATTTATTTCCACGCCATATAACCGGATTAGCTGCTGTTCCATTGCCTTTTGTCGCAATAAGAGCTGTTCTTATATAAGGGCCTGAACCTTCGGCAAAATCTACTATCTCTCCAGCACTTAAAGAGCCACCACCAATACTAGAAGGGTCTGTATAAGCATCTTCAGGGCTTGAGCCATCGTTTGCGCCTGTTGCTCTATCATCTATGTATGTAATATCTCCGATAGCCATAAATTACCCCTGCTGTTGTACATCTACGAGAATAGATGCTGTATCTGCCACAATGGCCGCATGAGTAGCGTTAGCTGATACACGCCTAGTCATGGTTGCTTTTGATGTGCTACCTGCTGCCATAGGAAATAACTTCTCACCAGTCGCGGCATTGGATATTGCCTCTGCTTCACTTTCACCATAAGCAAATCGCCCAAAGTTAGTTGCGTCTGAATTGGTAATCGTTACTTGGTTTGTGCCTGTTGCTAGTGCAAAAGCTACACCAGCGGTAGTGAAAGTAATATCCCCTGTATAAGATGAAGGGATAGGCGTACCCATAGCAGAATCATTAATTACTGTTACTGGATTATGAAATGACATTATTTTCTCCTAAAACTTGTTTATACCAATTTAGCCGTTAATCTACTGCCTATCCCAATCGAGGCTGAGGCGGCAGAATCAAGAAACCCTATCGCAGTTATAGCGGCAGAACCCGTGTATCTCATATGGATAGTATACGTGTCAATTTCAGTAGACCCTGAATCCCATAATGTGGCTATACATGTAATTAAAGTTTCCCCACTTGTTGAATTTGGAGAAAGCACTAGCCTTGCGCTAATTGAATCGCCTGCCGCATATGTTAGAAACACGTTATCATTAACTGCTGCACTGGCAGACCCATTAAACGTATTCTTATAAAAATAATTTGTCCCTGTAGCATCGCCATTTAACTCTATATTCAGCACACCGCCAGTTGTGCCATAAATAGCATTAAAATCGACAACTATTTCCTTGTTTGCATCAAACACAAGACTATTCAGTGCAATAGAATTTGCTGCTGCTCCTGTTATAGTCGTGGTATTCGATGATGCGTCTTCCAGTAAATTAAGGTCGGCTGCTGATGAGGTTACTGATACGCCGTTATATTGAAATGTGCCAGCTAGATTTATAATTGTCCCGCCTAAAGAAATTGAATCTATTGATACACTTGACCCCGTTCCCGATCTTTGAACAATAAGCCATGTAGCAGCATTAGCATCAGCAGCATCTACTGCTGTTCCTTGAAGTGCTTCAGTGTTTGCAAGTAGCTTCCATTTCTTCTGGTCTAGTCCTCCATCCGTTTCATTAAGGATTAATTGAGGTGCGGCATTCGTTATCGTTAAATTACCAGTAGCCACAGTATTAGCATCAGCCCTTAAGAACTGACTGGCAGATAATCCAGCAAAAGCACTATTTAATAATACAAAATTTGTTCCATCATAAAATCCAAATACAGGCCCTATTTGTATATCACCCGTCTCAGGGTCATTTCCATTTAATAGCTTTATATTCAAAGCGCCAATAAGATTAAAGTTAATGGTACATGCGCCTGTATTGGCTACATCAGCTAAGAAAGAATACATTTGGCCTGTTTTATAAGCGCCAGGACTTATCGGCAATGAAGCGGCATAAGTATCTGTACCAGCAGCACTAGCCCCTGCATATAATAGAGTATTATCGATAACATCATCAGCACTAGCGTAGGTTTGCAAGGCACTAGCATTACCTACCCCTGTATGCCTGAATGTTGACATAGGTAGATTTGCTGTGACCGCTGTCTGACCATCCTTAGTTATACACGTTGTTAATGCAGAGGCTATATCAGCTGTTAGCGTGTTCTGAGCCGAACTGTCTATTGTTGTATTGCCAATTGCTGGACTAACTGTAGTCACTGGCAAGATATACACACCTGATCCGTTGAAAGAAATTGGACTACCCTCCCGCTATCATGTAGCTAATATTCATTATTCATTCTCCGCTTCGAGTATTCCAGCGCCAACTATGGCAGGATTCTTTATTTTCTTAATATCAGCTTTTCTTTTGCGTTTATTAATTACCATTTCCATAAGATCAGCCATTTCGTTAGGCTTTTTCATCTTATCAGATAGCAGCGCGTTAGTATCTTTTGTGTTTTTGCCTTCAATCCTCTTAAGAATAGCCTTGATAATCATTATTCGTCTATCTAATGGATTAGGTAAATCTCCTAATACTGCACCCATTTCTTTATTCAAGGCTGGATAACCTTTGCCAGACTGATATTTTAGTATCTCATCGTTCATCATTGCATCGGTTATCTTATCTACCGATGATTTTTGTGTATCCGTTAAATCTCTTGTCTTGCCTTGCTTTTCAAGCTTATCCCATGCGGCTTCAATTCCCTTTCTGCTCTGAGGTAATAAGGTTTCTTCTCCAAGCCCCTTTGATAAAGCCTGACCTGATTCCATCTGTGATATTGGTTTTGCTCCTCTAGCATAAGCGTCTTCAGCAGCAGCAAATTTTTTACTCTTACTTCTAATAAAATCAGTAAATGCCTTTTTAGTAGACGTTATTTTAGCGGCCTCTTTTGGCCCTAGCCCACTCGCGCCCGCCTCCTTTGTTAACCTAACAGACATTTCGTCTGCAACAGCCTGCTTAAGCAACTGCAAGTCTTTTACCTTCCATTTATTTATATCATCAGGTAGCTTGGCTCCGCCCTCAGCCGCTAATTCTTTAGCTTTTCTTATTCCACGCTGAATAGATGGCCTATCAAGAAATTCACTCAATGAAGGGCCTTTTTCGCCCACCTTATTTTGTTCAAATACTTTCTGTATAGAATTATATGTTTTTTCTGCTACAGCTCTTTCTTTAGCTATATTCTTTATTTCGGCAGCAGCTATTTTTGCATCATTTGCTCTAAAGTGATTAGCAGCACCTAAATTTTTACCTGCTGGTGGTACAGTATAATCGACCCCTGCTTGTTTCTTTAGCATGTTAGGGAGGCCTGATGTTTTAGGCGCAACCATTGAATCAGGGATTCCTGCCTGCTCTTGCAAGAAATTAGGAAGATTTTTTTCAGACAAAAGCTCTTTCGTAAAAGCAGGATCATCATATCTAGCGCCTGGGCGATTACTCATATCTTGTAACTTGCCCTTTATTGGAGCATCACCGCGAGCCATATTAGCTTGCTGTGCAGACATTGTGTCCATAATTCCTTTATCTTTTAATGCGTTTATCTTTGCTTCTCTTGCGGCTAATTCACCAGCTGCCCCCTTTTGCTTTGCAGCCTCAAGCACCTGCACATTTGATCTAGGATCAATTGCATCATTTCTTGATTTAGCATAATTTGCTTCTGATTCTTTGACCAGCCTAGATTTTGCCAATGCAAGCGCCTTTGGAGTCTCACCAAAGCCTTTTGATAAAGACTGAAGTCTATCCGCTCTCTGGGCCTTTAGCATAGCTTGGAAGCCTGATGGGTCAATCTGTTCAGCAAATTTTTGTAATGCGGAAAACTCCATTGATTCGGCCTTAGTTGCCGCTTGTCCTGCCGTTTGCCCTTCCTTTGCCGTCCTAAGTAGCTCAACAACTTTAGGAAATCTATCTCCTAGCATTTTATCAATAGTATCTACGGTTGCTCTTTCAGCACCTTTTGGAAGTCTGTTTACTAAAGCATCTTTTACAAATTTTAAAGTCGCGCCAGCTGCATTCAATGGGGCTGTCACTGGTTTTGCAACTGTTTCAGCTAATGCGCTAGGCACAGCTTCAGGTGGCATAGCTTTTTTAGCGCCCTTAGCCCCTATTATTGCTGGCAGAGACATTATTGTTGTTTTTGCAGCGGCCCCTATAGCTGGCGAGCCTGTTATATCTAAATTAGCTTGACCTACTGTCTCAGCGCCTTCTTCTAATTTTTCAAAAGGAGCCATTAAAGCCTCAGATGCAACTTGACCGCCTGTTGATCTAGGCTGATATGTCATTGCATCTTGGAAATATTCAATATTTTCTGTTGAATCACCCAAATCAAGCCCTAAAGTATTGCCTAATTCAGTGCCTATTCCAGACAAGCCGCCAATTGATGAGGCAACCATACCAGAGCCTATTTGCATAGCTGGTTCTAATGCAGCGCCCACTAAATTTCCTGCTGACTCAAACGGCTTATCTAGCGAGTAAACATCTTCTAATCTTTTTGGGTTTTCTTCTGGCGACACAGATTCTAGCATAGCCTCCGCTCTATTTCTTTTTGCCCTTGCAATTGCTAATGCTTTTTGCTGTTCAGGTGTCATTGAAATAACGCCCTATCTTCATCTGACATATATTTCCAATCTTCAGGATCAATTCCTTCAGGAATATTATTAGGGTCGAATGTATTGTCTTTTTTATCTTGATATTCATCAAGCCAACGAGGCGTAATAACACCAGCAGATACATTAGGGTGTTTTTCTTTTTCTTGATCTAGTGCATAAATGTAATTCTGAACCTCTGAATCTTTTATCTTCTTAAGAATTTGAGCTACAGCTATACGCGCATCGTGGCTGGTTTCGACTCTAGGCATGGACATATTTATAATCTCCATATCTTTATCAGTTAAGCCTCTTGCACCAAATTGAGCAATTTTATTAACCTTCATATCACCTAAAGCCTGACTCATTGTAGAAACGTCTACTAAAGATTCGTCGCTATAGCCGAAAGATGAAAGCATGTTTTTAACGCCTGATATAATCGGTTGAGCGCCACCAGCTGTACTATCAGGGGAGGCGGCAATAAATCTATCAAGTGCAAGTGATTCGTTATAAGCAGACTTTGCTCCAGCAGATAACTCGTCCATCATCTGTGCCTGTTTTTTCATTCTTTCATCAGCATACTTGTCTGAGCCACCTACTGATATATCGGATGCGCCAGAGCTTTTAGCATATGGCTGGCCAACTAAATTAGCCTTAACACCATTTATTACCTCTCTATTCTGCCATAATCCGCTTTCCTGCATTTCTGGCACAACTTTGTATTTACTAGCGGCAGGCTTATTCTTCTTCAGCATAGCTAGGGCCACTTTATCCATGCCACTACCCTCTAATTCGGGTGTGGTCATTCCCTGTATTGCACCACGCATAGGATCAGCTTCTATTGATTCCTGTTTAGGCTCGTAATTATAACCGCCTAAATCTTCATCAAATTCGCCTATCTGCTCATCAACTGCATCCTTACCCATAATCGTGTTAAGTACGTCTTCAGCAGCCTTAGACTTCATTTCTGATTTTTCGGCACTTAACTCAGATTCTTTTGAGTCCACATCTTTTAACTGGCTTCGACTTAATAGTGCTGACGCTAATTTAGTTAAGCCTTCGCCTAGACCATAAGGCACAACACGACCACTAACCATTCTATTTGAATCGCCTTGTTTTAAGTTCTGAGCCTGTAAAGCTTCAATCACTTTGCGTCTACGCGCCTGAGACTCTAGCTCAGATTGAACTTGCTCATATGAGCCTGGTGTTGTAAATGAAGTATATGCCATTATCCGCCTGCCAAATATCCTGCGCCCAAATTAAATAACCCACCCATTAACGCGTTTCTTCCGCTCATTTGTGCATTGTAATCGCCCATTGCGTAGTTCCCTGCGGCAGTTGCCGCGCCAGTGTAATCTGGCCCAGCCACTTGCGGAGCTTGTCCATACGCTTGGAATTGAGGCATATTTACTTGTGATCCCGTACTAAAGGCATTGTATTCATTTAATGGCTGATTTCTTTGAGTTAATGCCTCAGATATATTTTGTCTGCGTGAATCCATACCAGTGGTAAATTCATTCATTGAACTCTGCATTTGATTCTGGAATAAATTAATAGCCTCTGATTCAGTCATACCTCGGCTTGCCATTTCATTAACAAATTGAGCCTGTGCATCGCTCTGCCTCAATCCATGCTCTTGTGCTGCCTGAGAAGTTGCTGCAATATTAGCCTGTTGTCTTGCGTCTGTTTGCTTGCGATCTAACCGCTCCATTTCTCTATTATAAGCCTCAGAGCCTTTTGGGATGCCTTGAGCTATTAACTGAGCAGACTTTGTGTCTCTATCACGGCCTATGTCTGTATTAACACGGCTCATCATTGCATCTACTACATCAGAGCGGGTTTTATCATAATCCCCACCCTGATATGTTGGTACATTCCCACCTATACCAGAATAGCTTGGGCCGCCATATTCTGGTGCGCTACCATCAATAGAGAATTTAGAGCCAAATGTATCTTCCATCTGACCTAAGCCCATTAATCCTAAATCAGCCGACTTTTGCTGAGATTGCTGGCCAGTCTCAAATATTCTCTGTTGCTCTGGCGTTAATGTAGTAGTAGCAGTCCATTCATCTGTTAAGAAATCGTCTCTATTTGGAGCGCCCCCAAATGATCCATCACTTATAGTAGAGGTTGTTTGCAGTAAGTTTCTGACACCATCAGATAGTCCATTCCACTGCGCCATAGCAGCATCATAGCCTTCTTGGTCAAATCCCTGTTCAAATGTCCTTGACCCTAACGGATTATATTCATTTACGCGATTGGCTTGCGTTTGTTGTCTTGCAAGGTCTAAATTGCCTTGAGCAGTGGCTTCTGCTGCGCCAGTATAATCTGGTGCTTCAGGTAGATCAGGCCCAGACATAAAATCTCCAACGCCATCAAATACATTGCTTAGACCTGGGAATATATTGTCGTAAAATGCCATAATTGTTCTCTTTGTGAGTTATGCTAACTGAAGGAGCTGTCTGCGCCAAAGAGTTAAACCTATAATAACCTAAAACTATAAAAAATCAAATAACGCCACCCGTTTCAAATAAATAATCGCAAGCAGTCCAATGAACTTCTAAGCTATCCGTATTAACTTTAAGCCCACCTGATACACAATAACCAACATTAGCAGCAGGTGAAGTCCACTTTCTAACAATCTTAAGACCACTTAACCATAAGCCTATATCCCATTGAGACACATCCCAAGCAGATGAACCTGTAGATGTAAAACTCGATATGCCCGTTATTTCATTGTCAGAATAGTCAATATCAAACCCTGTTAAAAATGTAATATCACCATTGACCTGAAGTAATGGCCTGAACATCTTTATATCTTTTTGTTGTGATTGCATACCAAAATAGTTAAAAGCGGTTTTACCAATACCAATAATCTCATCACCATTATCATCTGTTCCTGACCATGCCTTTTGAACAACTGTAGATGCACCAAAATACAGTTCATCATTGTACATAGCAAAACACTCGCCATCCCAATTTTCAAACTCACACCATGATTTACTAATTGTGTTCATCACATATTGCTTATGCTGACCGCCTTCAGCTACGGGGATATTAAATATTAAAGCTGATTTTAAAGGGTGAATGGTACAATCCCACCCAAAATTACTACCATAAGAAGCCGCTGATAAATTAAACTCTTTTTCTATCTTATCTGTTAAAGATACCCGTTCGTCTATTTTTGCTTTCTTTAACGCTTCACTAAGTGGGTAAGCGCCATTCTGTGTTAATGCAATTAAATCACCGCCAAATTGAACAAATGCACGTCTACCTAATGGTTTGCCAAGAAAATAAGTGCCTATTTTAACCCAATTTGCAGCCGTTGACGGATCAGTACCACGATATATAATTGCCTCACCCTGAGAGGTCATAAAAACAATATGATCGTCTTGACCATTGCCACCGTCAAATGTCCAAGTAGCAGCCCACATCAAATAGCCGCCTAAATTAGCAAATGATGATAAGTCAAAAGCAGTTAGAGCGCCACCAGCAGCGCCCGCTGCTAGATATTCAAACTCCAAACTATCATTTTTAAGAAAAAATAATCTACCATTATATTCAGTAACATTGACCAAATCAGTTAATGTTGCGCCAGTTAATACAGGAGTTGATGTTGTTCCATTAATCAATTCCCAAGCTGTACCATTATAATAATAGGGCGCATCAACACCATTAACCATAATTAAATAGTTATTAGTTCCATCACCAAAATTAATAGTCTGCCACCTACCATTAGTAACAGTTAATGTTTCTGCTGTGGCAGCGCCAGGTGAGCTTGCATCATATACATCAGTAGAGGTGCAAGCGAACATATTATTAGTGCCATCCATACCATTATAAACAGCTATAGTCTCAGTTGTTCCCGTTATATCTGTAGAATATGCAGAATTACCACCCCTCAATACACAGTCTGTAGTTGTAGGAAACCAGTTAACTAACTTAATAGCGTCTTGTGGTGGCATTGAAGCAATAGAGTTTTTAGCATTCCAGCCGCCCAATGGTGCAGGAACGCTCTGAACCTGAGAAACTTGCGCTCTAGGGCCTTTTGTTCTTATTGGCCGCCTCATACGTTAAAGCTGCCATCTGGCACATATACGCGAGGCTGAGGCGAGTAATTGCCTTCAGACATATTGATATTACGCCTCATTGAATCGCTTGATAATGCTTTTGATACCATTTGTTCATAAGTGTTAAAGTCTTCAGCATACTCTAGACCTTTCTCTTTCTTCCACCGCCATCTAAGGCCCATCATTATGATTTTTTCAGGGAAAAGAAATGTATCTGTATCTAAATTAAAATACTGACTGTAGGTTGTGCCATCAGCGCCTAATATCCAGTTTTCAGAGATATATTCAAACGCCCATGTATGTCCTGCTGCTGGTACTGGATTACATAAAAGATTGCCACCTCTAAATCTTGCCTGATAACGTGGGCCAGTAACTTCAATTGCTTTTACTTGTTGCCAGTCAGTAGCGTCAATAACATAAACAGGCAGCCTTAAATCTCTATCCCATATTGTATTATCTTTTATATAAGCAAATCCGTTAGAAGCAATAGTCTGAATAGAGCCTTGATCCTCTGTCGCTATCGTTGTATGAGTTGCCTCATTGGTTAAAGCTTGCCAATCGCCTCTTGTTGCTAGTTCTTGGCCTTCTTCTTCTAATAAAGCTAATGCTTGCAATACTTGCTCATCAGTAGAACCTAGTACAGTTGTTGGAACAGGTATGTTTGTTCGCTTGCAAAAATTCTGGATAAGTTCAAGCATTGCCATTAGTTTACTCCGCTAATTTCTTTCTAAGGGTTTCTTCGCTGGTATTCCAGTGAGGTTTTTTTCCAAACTTTTGCTCATATTGGAGCTTTAAAGTATCAATAGATTCGCTACCTTTCTGGACATCGTTTAATCCAATATCTATAGTCTCTGGCTCAGGTGTTATATCAGCCATAGTAATAACATTAGTAGGCTCTACATGTGCTGGTTGAGCAGGCGCCTCTCCTGTCTCTAATTGCGCCCTATAAGATTGATTCTTTAATATCAAGCTTTCATTTTGAGTTTTAAGAGCTGCGTTTTCTTGCTCTAACGCTGTAACCCTCATTGTTAACGGGCCGTGATCGCTTGTTGCTTGCAGCCATGCTTGAGCCTTTTTCTTCAACCCTAATGCGCCCATCCCAATACGAGATAATCCTTCATCATTGGCCTGAGCCAAATCTTCTACTGTACGAATATTAGCATATAGCAATGATTCGCATTGAGCAGGGCTTAATAATGTCCAGCCTTTGATTGGAATACCATCTTCAGGTATTTCATTGCCTTTCTTCCAAGAATCTGCCTTAGCCTGCCATGCTTCAACCCATTTAGGATTCATACGGCCATTGCGAGCATTCATCTTAGCTTTGCCTAGCCATGCTTCCAGTTCTTCTTCGTGAAGGTCTTTAGAGCCTGGAGGCGTTACTAACGCATAATTAACATCTTTTGATACATAGTGTCCAGCTTTAATAGAAGCGTCTCTATCTTCTACTGCGCGTGTCTCAAAAATTACATAAGGTGGTCTTTCTTCTTCTGCTGTCAGCATTATTTTATTCCTGTCTGGATTAAGCGATACTTCTTAATATTACGTTTGTATTCATGATATTTGCTGCTATTGCTTTTCTATTCTTATGAAAATTAAATCTAATAAGTGCCGATAAATTATTTACTCCGGTAAGAGTTCTAAATATCTTGTAATTGCCTTTTTCTAAACAAAAATCTTCTACTTTTTTTTGATAATTCATCTCTATTTCCTCTGTCTGATTTATAGAAATTATATTGTAACAAAGAAAGCCCCCGAAGGGACTAACCTAGTTTAGCGAGGGAACATACATAAAAGTTCATTCGCGCTTGCATCACCTGCAAAACCACATACTGCGCTTGTAGCTGCCACAATTACATCTAATGTGCCATCACCTGCGCCAGTCGGGGTCATTGGGTCACCATCTGCACCCGCTGTAAAAGCAATACTTAGTGTAGCTTGGCCTTCAATTTGAATCCAACCAAACTCATTATCACTTAATGTTGCTTGCAATACACCTGCGCCAACTTCATCAGAAGCAGATAAATCACTTGTTACATCTTTAGCGGCATAACCTGTCGCTGCAACATAATAAGCTACTTCACCTGCAACACCATCAACGGCTGCTGCTTCTTCAGAATAAGTAATGTATTTGTATACTTTACCATCCTGCATTTCTGCAATTGTACCAAGAGTAAATTGCGCTGTTGTATCTACGCGGTCTAATACCACGCCTGCTATAAAGGACATAATAGTCTCCTAATTTAATTTAGCTTTTCGGTTTGGGGTAAACATGGCCTTTTCAACAGACCATCCAGCGTAAAGCCGGTCTCTGATAGTCTTAATTTTCATACCAGAAATTTCACTTAATTCCCTTGCCGTTTTTAAAGAATCTCCAAACATATATCTAGCTGTATTTCGCCTATTTGAAAGCTGCTCGATGGCGGTTGCCCATCTGCAATTATCTGGCTCATAATTTCCATCGTTATCAATTCGATCAAGAGTAGTGCCTTTTGGCCTTAACCCCATATCTTCATAAAAACTATCAAAACTATTAAGCCATCTATCACAAATAGTTATACCACGTCCACCATACTTAAAATAGTCAGGTGAGTTTTGGTTAGTACAGCGCTGCTTCATGCTTTCCCACGACTTAAAAGTAGGTACGCCTGTCATATTATGAGTCGATACTTTTTCTTTATGGTAACAACCACAAGATTTAGTCGTTTCATTAATAAGATTAGCAGCCCTAACTTTCGTATGGTTTCCACAATCACACAGGCAAAGCCAGTTTATTTCGCCATGCTTTCCTTTATGTGATCTCTCAATAACCATAAGTCTACCAAATTTCTTTCCCGTTAATTCTAATGCCTTTCTTCCCATATCAATACTCCAACATAAAATTAGAGTATATCAACGTATAAGCTACAATACAATATTAGAATCTACGCTTTGAAAACTCCCTGCTGTGCGCGGTTAGAGCATTCTAAGTTACCCATCCACAAAATAGGTGTAACAACACCATCTTGATTGATAGGACGTTGGTCTTCCATAATTTCAAGGTCTGCATCTTTATGAACACAAAGACCAAAATAGTCAGTGTTAATCATATAGCCGTGAGCAGTAGGAATACCTGAGTTACCATCGTGCATAACATCAGCATTCTTATACTTCAAGCTTACAAAGCCGCCTTGAGCCTTATCTGCATCCATATATCGCTTGATTGATACCTGGCTATTTTCATAGAACTGGTAGTAATCATTAGACATAACAATTAAGTCAGGTGCGTCTGAAGGGCCACGATCAAGCTCTAGCCATAAAGGAAGCATGATTTCGTTTTCAATAGTTGTCTCTGAAACAGTTACCGCTCCACCGCCCTGTAAAGGAGCCGCAGCAGATTGAACTGTATTACGCCAGAAAGCATTAGCCGCAGTAGTTGAGTTAATACCACCTACTGTGCCTTGACCTGAGTCAGCGATAATAGCCTGAAGACCATTGATCTGATTTGAAGCTGTACCATCAGAATATAAATCACTTGAGAAGTTATTGTTATAAGTTCTAAGTGCATTCTTAATACGACTTTTAGCCAGGTTGATGATTTTAGACTCACCAGAGTTAATACGAAGTTCACGACCTGATGCAACTACATTAATTGCAACTTGTCGCCATTGGTATTCCGCTGCACTAATTACTTCTGATGCAGAAATATCCAGAATATCCCAATCGCTATAACGTTGGTAGGTTGAGTTTTCAGCGTAATCAAGCGGGCAAGCAATTGTTAAGCCGCCATCTTCTGTTCGCTGATTGCCTTTCTTCATCATATATTTCAGAAAAGCGTTACGGTTAGAAACGTTATCTTTAATTTCTTTCCGATGTTTACGGAAGGTAGTTGATACCAGTTCCGTGAATGTACTATTTGGGGATGCCATAATTTAGCTCCTAATGTGAACGTGATTGAATATCTTTAAATGTCTCTCTCATTGTGTCTTCCATCGTTCCATTAGACGCTGTAGGCGCTTTTTTGGTGTTTCGACCTCTGACATTTGTCTTTGAAGCTTTCTTAGCCTTCGAGACTTCCTGTTTGTTCTTCTCAGCTTCTTTGGCAGCTTTGTCTTGTTGGACGCGCTCCATTTCTTTCTGACGAGTTACAGGATTTGCCCATACTGCTTTTTCATAAGCGCCTTCTAAATCATCACCACTGTTTATAAATGCGACAATCTGGTCAGACACTTCATCAAAATAAGGATGAGCAGGGTCTTCAGCAAAAGCAGTTATACTCTTATTAACCTTTGATACTTCGGCATCATGTACCTTTTTCTCATTAGCCTGAATATGACCTTTTAAGCTGTTAAGTTCATTTTGCATGTTTTGTACTACAGGGTCAACTTCTTGACCTTCTTGAGCTGGCCCTAGCGTTACACCATACTCTTGCGCCATTTGCTGAAATGCGGCTTGTTTAGCTTCAGGTGTTCCAGAAGATAGCTTATGATGGGCATTTAACATGAATTGCAATACTTGTGGCGCTGTTGCACCATTTTGTTGTTCTATATGATCTAGCATAGGCTTAAATGGCTGCAAAGCATCACGCATTGACCTGCCTAGCGTAGAATCTTCCTTATTTAACTCTAAGCCTTCGCGCATTTGAGACTCGCGTAATTCAATATAATCTTGTACTTCAGGCTCTAATGCACTAAATTTTTCGTGCATGTCCTTTTTCCATGACTGAGGGGGCGCTTTAGCTGCAATAGGCTCAGGTGCTTCTTCTTCATTGATTTCTAGCTCACCTGGCTCATCTTCAGGTATTTCCACTGGTTCATCTTCTTCATACTCAGCTTCTTCTGGTTCCGAGTTAGGAAATAGATCATTCGACATAGTGTCTAATGCTGAATCCATATCAATACCACTGTCAGTGGGCTCTGTTGATTCTACTGCTTCTGTACCGCTGTCTGCGATTGCTTCTTCACTCATTGTTAGCTCCTCAGCTATTGTCGATCTACACTTAAATCTGCACCTGCCCTCAACTCTTGCTCTAATGAGCCTTGCTGGTCAGAGGACATATTTCTAATTGTTTTCTCTACTTCTCTATCAACCTGTAATTCAAGGTTAGCATTTTCATTCTTTATATTTCTTTCTGATTCAGCAACCATGCTTGGGTCATATTCAACACAGTTGCTTTCCTTCATATCTTCATTTCTAGCTGTGTGATTTGTTATTGTTCGTCCTGTAGTGGGTGATTCATACGGCTCAAAAAAACGATTAATAATGTTTGCTCTTGGCTTTGTTCTCTGCTTAGGCTCCCCAAACTTCTCCACATATTCACTATAAGGGTAAAGTTTTCCGTCTTCTGAGTTTTGTATATATCTCATTCTTTACTCCTATATGGCTCTGGTGCGCCTTCTATACACCCTGCCTGATTAATGTCACTGGCAATATCCTTCATATGCTGTGCATGTTTATCGAGCATAGATTGCTGTCTACGCTCAGAATCCTTAACAACTGATTTTAGTTTTTCATTAGCTTCCATTTGATCTGCATCAAGTCTTATTTTATTAATGGCATCCTGCATCTTCATTTTTTCAACTGCTAGTTTCTGCTCAAAATCAAATTTCATCTTATCTGCTGCAAGCTTATTAAATTCAGCATCCAATTGCTTGCCCGCTTTCTCTTGTTCAGCCTTAAATTGCTCAGTTGCTTGCTTTTTCTCCTGCTCAAACTTTTGTCTTTCCTGCTGTAACTTCTGGCCTTCAGCTTGCAGTTTCTTCTGCATTTCCTCTGATTTTGGATCAGCTTGAGGTTTTGGCTCCTGCATTGAATTAATTTGGTCTTCAACATCGTCACCAAACCTAAATCGTCTAGTGATTTGTATCAACATAGCCTTAGCTGCGCCAAACGGCATAATACCCTGCTGAATAAGTGGGCCAATTCCATTCATAAACTGAGCCATTGCATTCATAAACTCAGCAACCATTTGCTTATCTTCGGTCGCCTCAGCCTCTAATGTTGAATTAGTCTCAATATCAACTTTAAATGATCTAATGTAATCGTCTTGCAAAAACTCAAGTATCTCTTCCCATGAAGGACTTTGAGCCGCTTGAACTAATTGAGGATCAGGCTTAAATGGTGGGGGAGGAGGTACTTGCTGGCCCTGCTGTTGTGCCTGCTGCATTTGAGGGGCCATTTCAGCTATTTTAGCCTTATGCTCCTGCTCCTGCATTTGTAGCATTTTCTGTGCTTTTTGCTTATTCTCGGCACTTGGATAAGGAAGGCCAGTGGTTTTGGCCCATGTTTCAGCAGATAGCTTATTAACCGCTACATCGAGCATAATTCTCAGTGAGTCACGCGCATAGTCCTGAACACGCTTTTGAAGACGCTTAAGACGCATTGTGCCCCAAGATTCTTTAAGTTTTTGTGCGCCTAATGTTTCAGATGCTTTAGTTGATCCACGAATAACATCAGATATGCCTGTTATTTCATAAATAACCTGCTTACATGACTCACGGGCCGTATATAACTCTCTTAACACATCAACCAATAGTTTTAATGGCATAAACCAAATAGCTTTCTCAAATCCACCATCTAATAAACTAGCGCTCTTGCTTGTAGGTACTAGCTCATTATCTTCACCATCCATGATTTTCTCTAATTCATCACCCAAAGCGCCATCATAAGCACCACGTACCTTAATTGCCTTCACTACTTTGTTGATTCGGCCTTGAATAACGTTTAGTTCATGTGCTTGATTCTTATAGATTGTATATAAAGCTGTAGGCATTAAATCATTAGCTTTCTCAATAAACTGCATAGGTCGAGGGCAATTAAAGAACCCTGTAATGCCTAATTCATCATCTTGAACTAATAAATACTTATTTTTATCCTGTGGCGAGATATAACGAATCTTTCTATCTTTTTTATCCCATATTTGATAAATAAGTGCGGTTTCTTTATCGCCTATATTCTTTTCTGACTCGTCAGTATCGTCGCTGTCTGATTCTTCACCTTCTGTAAATTCTAATTTATCTGTTTTAAGTGATAAATCGTCGCATTCAACTTCTGATAAATGCAGCTCATAAGCTACCCAAGGCACGTCTTCCCATTTAAGGGCGTATCCATAAAAAGCTCGATCCCATTTCTTAGCATCAAGACAAACAGTCTCATATTCTACTTTTTCAGTCGACTCCGTTTCTTCTTCTTCATTTGCTGGTTCACCTGAGATCATTGCCTCATATTCGATACATGACGAACCTCTACCTGGGAGTAAAGCATCTAATGTTACAGATTGAATTGTATTTTCAAAACGCGCATAACCATCTACATTCGTATCAAGCAGATATTCAAGCATTCTGGTAGAAGCTTTTGAGCCTGCAACGACTAATGGGCTTTCTTCAGTAGAAAACCGTCTTTTAACGATAGGTCTTGGTGATTGTGAGAATATAGCGGGAAGTAATGTTTCAGTATTTGAGAAAAGGATATTAAATGGGATAAGCTGTGGATCATCACCATTATATATTTCAAGTATGTCCTGACCATCTTTGAGATAATCTTTTTCGCGCTTCTGAGCGTCTTTTATCTCATTTAGCCATTTTTGGACAACTGTTTTCGTTTCTTTTTCAGCCATATTAATTCTCTAGAATTTATTGCGCTCTCGACGCTTCTTTTTGAAGTGCTGGTCTCTTATTGTGCCAAAGTTTACATTAACTATGTTGCCTGCTGCAAACTTTTGATCTTGAGTTAGAATAATTTGCTTCTCTTTTGAGAATTTCCAAGTCAAACTTAGGTATCTAAATGCGTCTGCATAGTGACTTGATCCATCATGTATAGCGTCATTGCTAAATAATTTCTTTTCTTCGTCAAATTTACGCCTATAAGACTTTAGCGCATCAATACCATCTTTTGTTGTTACTTCATTAAATACACAAAATTCAAACGTCTTACGGGCCGCATTAATCCCATCAAGCTTAGAAATGGATGGGCATATATCAAATTGACCTAAATCAAACTTCTTAGTGATTTTATAATGATCGATTAGGTCAAAAAACTGCTGTAATATCGACTTTCCGCCCATTCCCATTCTTACGGGTTTTGCGTCATGTGGTAGCCAATGCTTTCCGTATCTCCAATTATTTGAAATAGCTTTTTTGTATATTGCATCGGCATAAAAATCAGGGTCTTTAAAATTAAAATCAAAGCAGTCAATAACCCGTATTTCATGCCCTATTACCTGATAAAACCAAATAGCTGTTGCATCATTTCGACCTATATCCCATGCGCTATGAACAGGGTAGCGCTCATCATGGGGAACATGAGATACGCGCTGGTTAGCTTCTAGTGTCGATAGCTTATCACCCCATATAGCGCCTGGCATTGCAGCATCAAATGAACAAAAATACTCTTGAAGCCATAGCGCCTTTCCGTATTCTTCACCATGCTCAGACTGATACTCAATTAATTCCGCATCTAATTGCTCTTTAGTAAAAACAGATGTTTGGTCGGCTGCTAATATTTGAGAAAACCAGTTATCAGACCCTTCAGCCATATCAATTAGGTTTTTAAAGTGATTCTTTCCGCGGGGAGTAGAGTTAAATATAGCCCATCCTTTATTTTCTAATAGAATGGGCCTTATAAATCCCCAGCTATTAGGATTAGATAGCGCATATTCTGAAAAGGTTGTGCCTACGGGCGTTGAGCCAACTAAACTATCATAATTATCAGACCCAACTAATTGCCATGTTGAGCCATTTTTAAAAACTATCTTCATTTCCTGATTAAGCGTATTAGCTCTTAGTTCTTCAGGAAAGGCTAAATCAATTCGCTTCTTGCCTGAAGCTGGATCAACCGCATCCCATATAGCCTTTCTACACTGACCATACTCTGGAAGCATGTACCAATAGTTTCCAATCCTTTCAAATGCAGCACAAGCATTATGGTTAAGCATTACCGCATCTTTACCGCTACGACGATGCCATGAAACAGCCGCACGTTTACCCATCTTAGGATTCTTCTCTTCTTTACTGAGATAATCCCATAGAGGCTGCTGATAGTCGCGTGGACTCCATTTATTGGGTAGTTGGATGCTCATCTATCACCGTGACTTCAAGTATTTCTTCAATAGCTTCTTCAAGCGGAACGTCATGTTTTCCCATTAAATTGTAGACTTTATGATAGTCAACGCCTTCTTTTCTGCATATCTGAGGGAGATTCATTATCTCACCTTTCCATTTATGAAGTGTCTTTGTTTCAAATGATTGCAAGTATTCTAGTTTATCTTTAACTTGAAGTGGCCCTACATAATCAGCGTACATCTCTCTATTGGCTCTGTTTACAGATACTTCATGAGCAGTATGTGACCCCATATTGCCGCCACCCATCTCAATAGATACGCCACCACGATTAATAACAACCTTTAATCCTTCAGCCATCTCTTCGTTCTTTTGCTCCCACTGGACTATTTTATCAACATTATCCAGTATAAGCTTTTGAGCCATCAAAGACTCATCTTTAACTGCCTTCTTAATAACACTGTTCATTATTGCATCCAAATCATTCTCAGCAATATCTTTGAACTTCTTATGAAGATACTCTCTTACTACAGTAGCATGATTCTTACTGCCCTTCTTTCTTGTCATAGGTGTCTCCTAATTTATCAAGAGTATAACTCAAAACAGTGTTTATTCAATCATTGTAATTTATCTATGATAACACTGCGATTGATAGATAAAGTCAATCAACAAAGTTTCAGCAAAAGGTATATACTAAAGTTAATGCCAAGGAGGCACGACCTAATAATGCCAAGGTCACTAAATAAAAGGCTAAGTCGGGGGCAGAGGAACCTTCCCAACCCAATTGGTGTTACGCCAACGGTTACAAACCCTAACGGGCAATACGACACGTAACAACTCTCAACTTAAGAGGGTTAACCAATACGGTTCCCTTTTTCCTCTCCAAGATACCCAGACTCTATTTTAAATCAAACCAATAGTGTTAAACAATAACATTGCATAATGCAATATAAGCAAATGGTTAAGTAGTTTAAAATTAGTGGATTCTGTAAATGGTGGTACCCACCCACACAACCACCCCCGCCACCGCTTCACCCACCCCCCCCATCAATACACTAAAATAAATAATAATAACTGTCCTACACTGTGTAGTCCTAGTCCTACAAATGGCGTGATAATATGAGCGATAGAGATAATCTATCAATAAACTCTCTTCAATAGCTATTCTACCATTGCAAAATGCAACGTTTAACCTTTTATTAATCAGATAGATGTTAGATTGTTATATCTTCTTATCTAATAGATTAATTATGTTATTCGTTTAACCATAAACTTAGTTAATACGGGTATAAAAACCTTTCATTATCTTTTCTTTAATTCTTACGCGATACTCTTTAAATCAACTAGATAAAGGAACCGATACTATGAAAATGACACAAACAGAACTATCAAAACTTTATAATAACAATGAAACTATTGTATTTAACTATAAAAGAGCGTTTGAAGTAAGGTGGTCACATGGTTGTAAAGAATACACACTAGTGCAAGTAAGGCGTGTATTTGAAGGTTTACCGTACACTAAGCGAGGTAGATACATAGCAATGAACCCAAAACAAGCTAATAATGTAATGCAAGGATATTAAGACTATGACAAGACTATCTGAATTAGAAGTTAAGAAGGGCGACCACGTTGTATTAAAGCGTGAGTTTATGGATGATGGTGATGAGAACTATAGATTTGTTGCTGTAGATGATATGGAGCATGGAAGAGTGACTATTGAGGCGCAGGGTACTGGCTTATCAATTGCACCGTCTAGTGTAGTTAGTCGTCATATGATTTCTAGTGCAAGATCATGAATGTATTAATAGGCTGCGAGGAATCACAAGTAGTTTGTCAGGCATTTAGGGATTTAGGTCATAATGCGTTTAGCTGTGACTTACAACCTACTAGAGGCAATCCTGAATGGCATTATCAAGGTAATATCATGGATGCTATGCACGAGACTGGCTACTTTGAAGCTGTGAATCTTGATCTTATTATTCTACACCCTGACTGCACGGCTATGGCGCTAAGTGGAAATCGCTGGTATGGGCGTGATATGCCTCATAATGATAAGCGCATTAAATCAGTTGAATGGACGCTTAAACTGTGGGAATTAGCCTTAAAACGCTCAGACAGAGTTTGCCTGGAAAATCCTAAATCTGTAATTTTTCCTTTCTTACGTGATATTGGGCATATCGTTCAATACATTCAACCTTGGATGTTTGGTCATACTGAGAATAAAGAAACAGGCCTTTGTTTACATGGATTACCTAATCTTAAACCTACTAATGATGTGAGTCATTTAATGGTCAATATGAGTAAAGCTGAAACCGATAAAATACATAGAATGCCGCCATCACCAACACGTAAGCGCGATAGATCAGTAACTTATCAAGGCATAGCTAATGCTATGGCAAATCAATGGAGTAAATAACATGCACACTATGATTAATAAACAACTAGCCCCTTTTGCAGACTTTCCACGTATTACACGTATTGAGGACTTAGAACCATTAGAAGTTACGCCAGAGCGTGATTTTCCTGAGATACTTGAACGTATAGATGTCTTTCCTGAATGGTTAGACTGTGATGAGTCACTAGAAGAGCATGTAGCTAATAACATTGAAGATACAATCAATAGCATACATGAATCATTAGTTTATAAACGCAAATATACTAAATAAGGGGTAACTTATGAAAATACCTGAATGCTATAAGCCAGTACAAAGCAAGCGAGAATATCAGGCTTTAATGAGGTTTTATAGAGCTAATGGAAAGCTTGACCTTGCAGAAGATTGCTTTTTATTACTTCTGTTTTTCTATAAAGATTAAATAACACTTATTAACTACAAAGAGAGAAGACTATGAGAAGTAAAATAATAAACAGAGCAAGACAAGTAATTAAAGATACTAAATATATTAATAATTGGTTCGGTGCGGAAAGATTCTTCAATGAATCATATGTAACTGGCCTTATACAAGGCAAATATTTTATTACTAAAGATAATTTTATGAGTCAGACAATATATGCTTTAAGAGAAATAACACCGGATGGAATTAATACCATCGGTGGCCCTTTAGATTCTGAATTAGAAGCGCGTAACTTAATAGGGAGTAAATAACAAGCACTAGCCCCTTAATTGGGGCTATTTTATCAGTTATTCTTTATATTATTAACATTGCCACCAAACCCAAACAATAAACTATTAGTATCAATGATTTTCTTTGCTTTCTTCTTAGGTTTTGGCTTAACTGGCTCAGTTATTCTTACCTTAAAATCAGTTAATCTTTGGTAAACATGGCTAGATGTTCGCTCAATGAATCCAAACTCATGCTTGTATTGCTTAACTACTTTAATTTCACCACGTTTAACCATTTCGGCAAACACTTGGCCCACTGATTTATAATAGCAATCAATTTCCCTCGCTATATCCTTTTGAGTGTATTCATCACTTAATGATTTAGATAATATCTGTTTTCTTACCTTCTCTTTTATTGATAACGTCATATATTAGCCTTTTCTGCTATGTAGCCTTTCCTTTGCTTTCTCACACTGCAATTCGTAAGCTTGCCTTTGCTTGTCTGTCATTGCGTTTATCTTTTCCTGCTTCTGTACAGTACGCAAATTAGAGTTTAATGGCCTGTATTCAAACAAACTACACTCTGTCATGGTGCAATTACTAGTTTGATCACGCCAGGTGCCAGAATCTTTACTGTCATATATGCAAGATTTACAAAATTCATTAATGGCTTGTTGTCTTGTTAGTTTCATAATTGAACCTCCAGGTTATTCTTTTTTAGCCAGTGCGGTAAAAACCTATATTTATATTCTTTGTTTCTATACAGGGCCTTCTTTCTATATGGGCAGACTAATAGCTTTTTACCATTGGTTAACTTGATAATAGCCCTGTATTTTGAGCCACATAACGCCCAATCAAAGTCTATTTCATTATCCCTTAATACTTTTAGCTCTTTAGCTATCAGGTTATCATTAGACTTAATGTCTGAGTTTTCTAATATAGTGTTCATTCTAATAACTCTGGGTTTTCGTGTATGTTTCCGATTACCTCAAATCTCTTAGTTCTTTCTTGAATGGCTTGGCTTCTTCCTTGATTTTCTGATGTAATCATTTGATATGAGCCATTATCAAAAGTAATAACTGCCTGAATTTCATCAAGTTCAATAACGTCTGATTCATATATCTCAGTCCCGTTCTTGTCTTTGAGTCCTGTGTATTGCATAACTTCTACAGCTAATGGTTCATTCTCAACATTAGTCCAGAATTTAACCGGAAAAGGGTGACTGTTAACCATATACCCTGCTATTCTTGGATCACCTGCACCGTGATGCCATGCCCTAAATTTAATCTCTCTCATCCTGCACCCTCTATTATCATTATTCATGTATTTATATCCGTTTATGGGGTATATAACTTGTTAGGCCTCCATAACCAAAGTTACATCAACGTTTTACCAATCATGCACACCTGTCTTGCTCGGTGTTTTTAACCTTAAAACAGAATCTGGAGAAACTTCTCTTGCCTTCTTAATAGCGTGCTCAAGGCTATCCGCCTTTATTTCATGCTCTACAAACACATCAAACTTAATATTTACAATATACTTACCCATCCTATCCTCCAAAATGCCTAACAAGGCATTCAACTGGGAAGGCGCAAACAACGCGCCTCCCGTTAATTAATACGTTATTTAATACCCTGACTTTCATTGTATTGGCTTTCTTTACTAGGCCATTCTAAACTAATACCGAACTTCTCAGCAGTATGTCTGTTTATCACCTTATAAACCGCTTCAGGGTCAACCGTACTCATATCCTCAGTTGATTCTTTTCCCGTCATAGCCTCTAATACTGGTTTATATAGGTGATCTTTTACGCTTTGCTTAGTCCACGGTATATCTATTCCAGGCTTTAACACCTTAACCATATCAAGACCCGCATCATTCAAAGCATTAGCTAGATGCTCAAAATATAAGTGCATAGCGCCTCTTTGTGCTGGTGTTAGTTTGTTAGTCATTATCAGCTCTTAATAGATAATTCGTTTAATGCGGCTGTAGTACCTTCAAATTCTGGTATTTCTTCAGTCTTATCGTTATCTATTACCTCTATGAATTTCTTAGTTGAAGCTGTAGCACCTAACGGCACGGTTGGGGTTTTATTTACAATAAAATCACCATTTAAAAACCTAGTAACATAAATCACTTCTGGCTCTGGCTTTATGCGGTAATCTGTATCATTCGCCCAAATAGGGTTGTTTTGCTCCTTCCATTGCTGCTTTATTCTGCTTTCGCGTGTAAAAACAGTGCCTTCAATAATCTTACCCTCTGCAAACGCCTGAATAACAGGTAATAACTCTTTTGCTCTGTCTCTGTTCATAGTCTGCACTCCAAGTCTTTAGATTTAAGGCCGCAGTCACCGCCGACAACAGGTTTTGCGCCTTCTGTATCTTCTGAGCAATAACGTCCATCCACAACCCAATAATTGTAAGGTTCCCACATCATGCAGTCAGAGCCTATGCAGGTATCAAAATCAGTTGTAGAGCCATCAGGAATGGCAACAATCTTTATTCTCTTAGGGCACTTTTTAAGATTTGCTTCTTCTTCTTTCATAATCTATTTACCTTTATTAATCTATAAGACGTATTTTATTAAATATAACTAGATAAAGATAATTCAGATTATTAATGGGGTATAAACTTAGTTAATGAGCAATAAAAAGCCACTAAACGGAATTACCCTGAATAGTGGCTTAACAGATACCTGGAAAGTATTTCTGTCGAGTGTTGAGTATATCACTTTACTTAAATTCGTCCATTGGTTTAATAGGTGGATGCAAGCTGTTAAACATGGTTTTCATGTATTGTTTTCTGAGTCTTAGCGAATGACACCGATCACTTTCGCCCTCTCTTTGCATCATGCCTGAGTCTTTATAGTGTTTTCTCATCATCTTTAATACAGGCGTTTCAGGTGGTGGCAAATGATCGCCACAAAATGGATACCCCTGACCATGCACCTCTGCTGTACAGCCTTCTTTCTTACATTCTGGCAGCTTTACACGTTCTTTTGGCTGTCCTTCCTCGTCTGGCTTCTCGTTATTCCAGTATTGACCATTCAAATAACTGGCAGGATTAGGTATAAATTTCCTCTCTGTGTTGATATAACGGGTTTTTATATCCTCCGCTATCAATGCCCTGTCTTTCTTGTTTATCTTGGCATACGCTCGACCAGCAGCGGGTTTAGCATCCTTTTTAGGCCATGCAGCCCAAAACTCATTAAACTCATCGGTGTATATCACTTTCACCCCCAAAACACTCTAAAAGACTCAACAACCTCATATACAGCTAAGGATATAAGGGCTATTGCTATGAACCAGGCTATTAATGTTTTCATGGTATATCCATCCATGCCTGAACTTTGTTTGTGTAGTAATTGCCAAAATTAGAGATATATTTATCTTCTGAATATGCGCCAGGCTCATACATTGAGCATAAAGGCGTAAATTCTCCTGCCTCTCTATGCTGTTTACTTGCAAAGACTCCTAAACAATACCTAAACTCTTCTACTGTATAGTCTTTAAGATCACCAAAAACACCTCTAACTCTTATCCTGTCTCCCGCCTTCATTCTTCATCCTCCTTATAGCTGTCTCTCTCTTCTGCCTCTCTATCAGTCCTTTCTTCATACTCTTCTTCTGTTTCCTCTTCATCAGGTACATCAGAATCACGGTTAATAGAGTTATAAGATGTTGAAAAATAATTTCTGTTATCCATTTTTAGCCCTCGCCATGATTTTTGTAGTATCCATGCTCATATTCAGCCATTTTTCTACAAATAACAGCGTCATTTAAGCTTTCAAAACACCCTAAGTGCTTATTATTTCCACGTATAGAAATACGTGGAATCCATTTATTATTTAATTTATTCCAATGGACGCCCGTGAACCCTGATTTATTATCAGACCTCATTGTCCCATTTATCCTGTTTTCTTTTTGGGTAACCTCCCTTAAATTATCAAGCCTGTTATCTGCTCGATTATGATTTTTATGGTCAATTTGTGCTTCTGGAAACAGACCGTACATATAAAGCCATACCAGCCTATGAGAATAATATAGCTTTTTATTAATTCTAATTACTTTATAGCCGAGTACATTAACGGTACCAATTGCATCACCAATTTTTGAGCCGCTACCTTTAGAAAGTTTTTTCCTAATAAAATCTCCTGAAAATTCGTTATACTCAAAATATTCCTTTAATTCTGATTGAGTAACCATCTTTATATAGTTGCTCATTTAATCACCTCATAACTTCCGTTACATTGATCTACTGTTACAGTTACTTTCGGTTCTTCTTGAACACAAGTTGCAAGCAATAAACAAAATAACATCACTGCTATCCAGCCCAAATTATTATCAATAGAATCTGCGTATTTATCTTTCATTTAATCACCCATTCATTTTTATTAATATGGTTAGATTCATACTGCCTGGCCATTCTTAAAAAGCCCGTATCGTCTCTAAACTGGAATACTGCGCCAGTTGAGTCTATTGCCTTCATGTGGACCTCAGCTTTGTATTCTTTACCCTTGGTAATGTCTAAACCATCAGATTTAGGTATAACGGTTATTCTTTGTCCTATTTCCATAGCGTTCTCCAATTAACTTAGGCTAATTTTAATGAAGTTAATCAGATATATCTAATGAGTTGTTTTTATAGGGTATAAGGAGAATTGATCACCCGTCATAGCATCCGCACGCTATTTCAATATTATTATATTGGTCATCAAACATGTCATCAGTCGCTAATAATGCTTTCCATGAAAAACTACGCCCTAACCCTTTAATGCTTGTCAGTTCCGCATTTTCTTCCATCGATATTGCTCTTTTTGCTAATTCTGGGTATTGAATCTTTAGATTTCTAACTTCATGCGGCTTAGATGACGGGCAAAAGTAACAAGCTGATTTTCCAGGCTGAGAAAGATTGGCTTCTTTTATTATTTCTATACACATATCTCTATCAATAGCCCATTCAATCAATGGAAATCTATTAATATAATGCTCATTAGGCGACTCTTTAGCGCGTCTATCCTCGCTTGCGTCATAACCTATAAACTTAATGATCTCTTTTTTATCCCATGCCTCTACATAATTAACTTTCAAATACTTATCAACTGGCTCTATTTTGAATTGAACAGAACAGGACTTAAATCCATAGGCTATTGAGGGCAAAGTTTTGTTTTTAAGACATAGAGCCTCTAACCCATCTACCTTGCTAGGTGCTTCATTTTTAATAATAGTTACTTCAGGCATTCCGTTATTAATAAGCCATTTACTAAATAATTTAATATATTCGTATGTATGCGGCTTTTCTGCTCCAGTATCGGCAAATAAAATCAAATCAACTGTAATATTTCTGTTAACGCATTCAATCAGCATTGCTGTTGAGTCTGTACCGCCACCATATGCGATTATATTCATAATAAAACCCCTAGTTATAGAGATTATATCTTAATGGTATAAGTTATTTTATGAAGTAGATTATTTTTATGGGCTATAAAGAGAATTGATTATCAATGCAGCGAGAGAGTTATATAATTGTAGTTAACTATAGGAGAAATAGAATGTGCAACTGTAAATCAATGTGCTGGATACCTGATCAAATAACAGATAATGGTCGCTGGCCTATTCCAGTGCATCATCCTAGTTGTGAAGACTTTAAGCAAAACAGATACATAAGACTATATGACGATGAAGGCAATAGTTTTATTGATTTTCCTGAAAAGATGTATGTGTTTATGTCTAGCATGGAATTTAAAGAAGGAAACTTTAAGCAGGAAGATGTTTATTTAACAACAGATCAATTCAATAATCTTGACGAGCATACTGGATTTTAAAACATAAGCGAGCCTTGATTGACTCGCCCATGCAAGTAGCATATTTCTATACACCTATTTAGCTAGGTTAAGTATAGCACTATACGCCTTATTTGACATTTATAATTATAGCACATAAAAAAGGATTGAACATTTCTGAACAATCCCTTATTATTTATATTATCTGTAACGCATTGGTAGTGCTTGCAGAGAATCAGTAACCTAACTACGGACTCTTGCTTCAACAGATTTCCCCGTATTTTACATTACTTGTTCTCTCTAAGTCTACAGCGTTGCCTAATTTTAATTAATTTGGAGATATTACTGTGAAACTAGTAGATCAGAATTTTATCATTGCTAAAGCCAAGTCTAAAAAGGATGGTTGCTACAGAATAAGAGGAATCGCATATCGGGTTAGGAATGGTTGCGTGACTCACTTCGCCTGTAATAATGAAATTATAGAGTTTTGCTATGGGTTTAATGTTGTCACCGATACTTATGATAGTGACTATGCCAGTGATGAAGTGGGCCAGAAGTTACTTAGAACTATTTAGTCTATAAGGTGGCACGAGGATAACAGCAGCACCACCAGGATAAAAATGCGTGATTAGAACAAATTTTTAGTTTGTACCTGTTTAGTAGGCGCAGGAATAGTATTTGAAACACTCGTTAGCGGACATGGTTAGGGGCTTCAGTCAGCATCCAAGGATTGGTAAAGGCTTGAGTGATAAGTACAGACTAATAGACATAACAGGCAATGAATGCTTGATATTGAACTAGGTGTCCAAAGGCCTACTTAATGTCAGCTATTGTCTAAATAAAGGATATAAGCTCACTTAATAGGGTATAAGAACAAGTGATTAGACAGGTGTATTGATAGGTTTAGAATAGTGGTTAAATTAATTGGAGAATATTATGGGTTGGCCTGAAGCGTTAGTTTATTCATTGATTATATTGGTAGTTGGATGGGTTCTTACTGCTTTGCTTAAATACTAATAGTTTATTGGTGAGGAATGGTTATGTATAGCGATGTTGAGTGTCCGTATTGCGGTGAAGGACAAGAAATTAATCATGATGATGGTTATGGGTATGAAGAAGATAGAATACACCAGCAATGCTGTAGTAGCTGTGACAAAGAATTCGCTTTTACTACTTCAATATCATTTTCATATGATGCTAAAAAAGCTGATTGCATGAATGGTGGGCCGCATAATTTCAAGCCTTCATGCACAGCCCCAAAACATCATACAAGAATGTATTGCGCTGATTGTGATGAAGAAAGGCAATTAACGGAATTAGAGTGGCTTAATTTTATGAAGCCGATGGAAACTATAAGTGGTTATTACTACTAACCCACAACCAGAGGAGTAGAGAATGGAAGTAGAGGATGTTGTATTAAAACAGTATAAGCTAAGTATTTATATTGACCTGTTTGCATCTGTTTTATTGGCTATTTTTGCAAGCCCTTTATTTTTGCTTTATCCATTAATTAGTATTGCGAAATACAGAGATATGAAAAGAGCTATAAGAAAGATCGGGTTAACCCCATTAACCGGACAATAGAATGAAGATAAGCGATTATGATAGATGGTTTAAACCTTGTGAAAAATGCGGATTTGATTCTGCAAAGGTTAGCGATAAATCTCCGAGCAAGTGCTGGAAGTGTGGAAATAAACTAACAAGAGATTTCAGTGATAGGGCGCTAAAACCAATCAAAGACTGTTTAACAATAGAGGATAAGTGATGGATTTACTTTCAACGATTATTTACGAGGTGTGGGTATGAAGCTAGGGCAAAAGGTAATGTTGATAGTTGTTTTTAATTTTGATTCATCATGGGGTGCTCATATTGTGCCACCTATTGGCACTATAGGCGAAATCTCCAAAGAAATAGATGAATACGACGAATACGATGTTTTGTTTGAGGATTTTCCTCACCCTGCTATTAATGACCCTGCATGGATAGTCCATAAAACTGAAATCATACCTATATACGATGATGGTATTTTAAACGAAGAAAAAGAAAGCGATATTTTATTCGCATGATAACCAACGGACAAACCCAATGAATAAAATAGAGGCATTAAAGGCGCTACAGTATGGTAAAAAACTTACACATCACTGGTTTTCACCTAATGAATGGGTAATTGAAGATCAAGGAAAGTATATATTTGAAGATGGATGCCAGTGTCATGATTTTGAATTTTGGGCTGACCGAACAGATGAAAGCTGGAATAGAGGCTGGAGTATTTTCAATGAATAACATGACAGATGAAGAAGCGAGGGAATTTAATTTAGCTTGTGCTGAGTTTGTATGGCCAGAAGCACAAAATATATGGATTAGTGAGCCAGACGAAGTAAAAGCTCATATTATTTTAAAACAAGATAATTATGAGCTTGGAAATAGCTCAACTTATTTCAACCCAGCACATGACAGCAACGACCTTGATCTGGTGATTGAGAAGATGAAAATTGCGGTCGAGTATGACAGGGATGAAGTATGGGATGCTTACCAGCTGGACTACTATTCTGACAAAGAGATAAAATATTTCACATCCAACAAACACAGACGCACAGCCATTATCAAATGTATTCAACAGGTATTGAGGGGTGAGGTATGAAGTGGATAAGTGTTAAGGATGAATTACCTAAACATGGTAAAAAAGTTATTGCTACTTACCGTAACAGTCACAATAAATCACGACAAATAATGGCAGAGAGGTTCGATAAATTCAAGGAAGAGTCAAACGGTGAAGAGGATCAATATGACGAGTATGACGAAAAGACAGATGCTTATTATATTGTAAGTGGATGGTATGAGTGTATTGAGAATTGGGATGATTTTACAAGTGTAAGAGTTAACGAAGGTGAGATAACACGCTGGATGCCATTACCTGAACCACCAACCTGCAAAACCTGCGGCTACAGAAATAAGCTTAATTTGAACTGCACATTAAACCAGTTAAGTAAAAAGGTTGATGATAATGACAGTTGTGAATCATGGGAGAGTAGGAAGTGAATAAAACAAAGATAACGGTTAAGACTGAGCTTGAAATTATACTGCCAACTGTGCCTAATTTTGTGCGTATGGCAAATAAAGACGTGGTAATGCCCATATCTAAATTAACCCGCGAACAAATAAAAGAGCTTGGTGAGTGCTGGACTCAAGCACTGCTTGATAAATCTGCCAAGAAAAAAGGCGACGAAATTAGAGCGATAAATAAAAAACTCGGTAATTTGTAAGGAATCAAAATGACAGACAGTAAAGATATGCCAGAGGTTATATATGCAGAGTGGAGAAATTCAGCAAATAGAGAATTAACTTTGTTTATTGATGAGCGTGACCCATTGCTAAATATACGCGCTAAATACCTCTTAGCTGATACCAGCATAAGCAAGGAAGAGCACGTAAAGCAAATGAATGATTGCTTCATGCTCATAGATAACGCAAATGTGAAATGGAGCGATGCACAAGATAATTACAATGACAAGCTTGACGAATTAGAAGCCAAACACAAAGCCCAGTTAGTGGAGTTAGAGAATAAGATTGATAAAAAGCTATTTTCAATGATAGGCGGGTACGAGTCTACAAGTGATAAAGTTTCGGCGCATGATCTTATGGATTATCTCCGCGAAACCTTCAAGGAGGTTGTATGAGTTGTCATTATTATTGTGATTGGAATTGTGGTGGCACAGATTGCCCAGCACCTGAATACTATGCGGAGCTTGATAAATTTAGTGAAGCTATTACCTTAATTAAACTACAACCATTTTATAGGTAAAGGAGGTTGTATGAGTGAGAAGACAATATTCGACAGGTTATCTGAATATATTGATTATGCTGAAGCCACTAAAAACTTTTCTGATGCTGCATTCTATAAAGAGCTTTACATGTTGTTAGGTAACTCTATTCAAGAAGCCGAACACCAACAAAAGCAGCTTGAGTTGCTGGATAATGTTTGGAATGATTTTTGTTCTGCACCTAATTTACATGACAACCCAATGTTTTCATTACAAGAGATTATTAGTAATTTAAAACAGCGTATAGGTGAACAGCCATGAGAAAGTACAGAATAGTTGACGGACTGATTCACAAAGAAGACTTGGTTATCGGAACCCATATGGCCTGCAACATGTTAAATGAATTTGAATCAGACAAAGAGGCTTTGATTCAGGAAATGAATAATCTTGATTTACTCTTGCCAGGTGACGGCTTTGAGGTTTACGTTAAATTAAGTGATGTTGAAAAGATTATTAGAGGTGTGAAGTGATGATTAAAGAAAAGGATATTTTGGAAGCATGGTCATTTTTAAGAAGACATAATCACTCGTTACCTGATGAACTACTTGATTTTATCAAAGAGTCGTCACTTAAGGTATTGGCAAATGAAGCTGAACTAGACCAGCGAATAGCGAAAGCAGTTGAACAGGCTTGTAGAGAGCAGCGTGAAGGATTAAAAGCTGTGAGAGATTTAATTAATGAAAGTTATGGAGTAGCCGGATTGCATCAAAACAGCGATATTGCTCCGTGGTCAGAGTTAGAGGCAGGGGGCAGATTTGAAGAGTGGTTACTAGCATTCAACGAAGCAGAGTCTTTATCAGCTAGCAGCGAGGGGGAGTGATGAGCGACTTTACATGTCCATCTTGTGACAAAGAGTATTCAATATCAGATTTAGAACTATATGAAGTCTATGAAGAAGATGGAAAAGAAACAGAATTTGACTGTGTTTGCGGTGAAGAGTTAATTATAACTTCAACTGTAGATTCATGGTCTTTTGATGTTGAAGTAAACGAATAGCAGGCTAAGAGGTAGATATGAAAATACTATTACTATCAATATTACTTGTAGGCTGTGTCGAAGTACCTAATGAGGTAAAAGTGCAGCATACAACATCACTAGACCAGTGTGCAGATCACGGCGGTAGATACTCGATTGATGTGCTAAAGAATCAGCTTATCTGCAATGATGGCGCTGAGTTTAGTTTGTTTAAGGGTGAATGATGCACACAATAGAGCCTAGAAAGCTAGGCAGAAAGCTCAAATACTGCATTATTAGGAGTGATGGCTCTCTATGTGATTTCTTTGATAGAGAAGTTGATGCAATAGCCAGGTTAGACTTTTTAAAACTTATGGGGTGGGCGGGAAAATGAGCAAATCTAAGCGACATATGAGCAGAGTAGCGGAGTTAGGCTGTTTAATCTGTGAAAGTCCGGCACAAGTCCACCATATACGCACAGAGCGTATTAAAAACGACTTTCTCACCATCCCGTTATGTAGAGAGCATCATCTAGGTGACTTCTCTATCCATATGAGCAAAGAGCAATTTACTAATATATATGGTAGTGAATTAGATTTACTTGCACAAACATTAGAGTTATTGGAGAAATAATGAATAAAATCGGCATAGACCCTGGCTTAACTGGCGCTATTGCATGGCTTGATAGTAATAATAAATTCATTGATGTATGGGATATGCCTACTATGTCAAGAGGTAAAAAAGGTAATCAAGTTAATTCAGTAGAATTGGGTGAGATAATTAGAGAAATTACCCGTGAAGAACCCTGCATAGCCTATGTTGAGCAAGTTCACGCAATGCCAGGTCAAGGCGTAGTTTCAATGTTTAATTTTGGTGAGTCATTCGGGGTAATAAAAGGCGTTTTAGGCTCGTTAATGATACCCGTGGAGTTCGTTACGCCGGTACAATGGAAAACTAGGGCCGCCCTAAAGGGTAAGGATAAAGATGCAGCTAGAACGAAGGCTATCAACATGTATCCTAATGCTAGTTTAAGCAGAAAGAAGGATATAGGCAGGGCTGATGCTTTAATGATAGCGAGATATGGGGAATAACATGAAAATATGTGATAACTGCGGTCATAGAAACTTTAAGCTAATAGAGAATGATAAGAAAAAACCCGTATGCTCGGAATGTGGCGAGTTATTGCCAAAAGGCGGGGCTATTAAAGAGCATGGTCATGGGTTAGGCAATCAAGGCTCAGGTGATGGGTGTTATTCGATGGGCAAAATAAAAGACTCTGACTATCAATAAAACTAATACCCAATAGAATCTTTTGATTAGACGCATAAAATAAATTAAGGCTTAATAGACACATGATAACAATTACACGACAAGACTTAGAGGATGCTTTTAGATCGTTTATTAGAACGGCCCTAGATAGCATTAGTGGTGAAGAGAGGCAGGCTTGTTTGCAGTTCTTCATAGATATTTTAGTTGATGAGCAGGAGAAATCAGAGTGAGCGATATAGCTAATATAATGAAATTAGACGTTGTTAATTTAAAGGAAAGACAGAAGCTGACCCTCAAAAAACATTGTTTAAAAGTTTTAAAGCTCGTTTCTAATTGCATAGAAAATGACAGATTTGATGAATTAGAGTCTATGTTGTTCTCTAGCCCTGCTGGTGATGGGTATGGATGCGACAATATGTGCATCCAATTTGGATGGGATGATTTAGATTATGATATATCCGAAATAGTCGATAAATTAAAGGAGCTTCAGAGTGATTAATGATAATGGCGATATTCATCCTGATATGCAGGAGAACATTGAGAATCAATCCATGCAAGAGCAGTTAGAGCATGACCCTGATTATATAGCATGGGCCAAAACTCAGGAAATGACTGAAGCTGAGAGAGATCAAATGGCTAAAGATTTAGAAGGTGAGGTATTTTAGACCAAGGTAAGGGAGTCATAGCCCCATCCACCTAAAACCATGTTTTCCCGTGTGTGTGGTCTAAGTAACGGGATTGAGAATTATGGGAAGAAGCAGGGCCGTTAGCGCGCTCCGTGACGGCGGAAAAGTTAGCCAAGATATAGTACGCCTTGATGCTCTCTGTGGATTCCCACCCTTTTTACCAGCACTATCCAGGCTACCCATTGCCGCAGAGCTGGTACTTTTATTGGAGATATAGATGGATATTAAAGAGCTAGAAAAGCCCCTTAACAGGGATAACGTTAAAGAAAGAGCTAATGGGAGATTTAACCTTTCATATATAGAGGGCTGGTTTGCTATATCAGAGGCTAATCGTATATTCGGGTTTGATAGCTGGTATAGAGAAACCGTTTATTGTAAAGAAGTTTGTCGCTATGAGTACATAGGCAAAAACAAAACACCTATGTGGAAAGTAGGCTATGAGGCGTGTGTAAAAGTCACTGTTCATCAGAATAATGAAAGCGTTACAGAAGTTGTTATTCGTGAGGGCACAGGGCATGGCTCTGGTAATGCGCGTGATTTATTTGACTGTATTGAAGGCGCAGCAAAAGAAGCTGAAACCGATGCTATGAAACGAGCATTAATGACGTTTGGCAATGCGTTTGGGCTGGCTTTATATGATAAAACACAGGCTAATGTGGCAAGCCAGCAGCAACTAGCTGTTATGGCCGCAATTGACGCACATCAATCCACAATAACAGCCATAAAGGATGGCATAGCAACAAACGATTTTAAAATAGCGTCAGAGGCTTGGAAAGAGCTTAATGATGATGAGAAAAAGAGTATATGGGTTGCTCCATCTAATGGCGGGGCATTTACAACAGAGGAAAGAAAGATTATGCAATCAACAGAGTTTAGAGAGGCAGGGCTATGAGTAGAGGAATAAATAAAGTAATTTTAGTAGGAACATGCGGTAAAGACCCTGAAACACGGTACATGCCAAGCGGTAAAGCTGTTACAAATATGAGTATTGCTACCAGCGAAACATGGAAAGATAAGAAAACAGGTGAAAAGCAGGAGTCTACAGAATGGCATAACCTGACTTTCTTCGATCGACTTGGTGAAATAGCTGGTGAGTATTTAAAGAAAGGCTCTCAAATCTATGTTGAAGGTAAGCTAAAGACTGAGAAATGGCAGGATAAGTCCGGCAATGATCGTTATACAACTAAGATAATCTGTAATGAAATGCAGATGTTGGGTAGTAAGCAAGATAACTCTGAAGGTTCTGCACCACCACAGCAGGCAGATAGTGCGCCTCAACAGCGTGTAGATGATGGGTTTGAGCCAGACCTTGAGGTGCCTTTTTGATATAGATCAATAAAGAATAATGACGGTTCCTAGGTGGTGTGCGCAGATCAAAAGAAACTGGTTCGATTCCAGTTAGCCGTCCCCATATATACCCTGCTTTTCACTTAACTAGCACTTGGGTTTTGAGTGGGGTATTTTAAATTAGGAGAAGAAGATGATAGCAAAGATAATTAATACTGTTTTCTACACTGTTTGCATACTGCTAATTATAGGCTTGTTTGTGGTCTTTGGGAGTAAGACAGCTAAAGCGTGTGATTATAAAGGTAATAAAGCTGAGATCAGGAAAGCTATAGACGCTCAGGCTGAAAAGAAATTCAGAGAATCAATGGATGCTGAGTGTAAAGCAATGGTTCCTAAAATATGGCGTAAATGCTCAACATGGAAGGAGATAGAAGATGCAAAAGAGTAAAAAATGCAAGCATGGAATGATGCCCTGGGAGTGCTATTATTGCGAACAGTCTAAAATAGATAAACCACGCATAGGATTAATAATCGCATTTGGCCTTTGCATTGTCTTTTGGGTATATGTTATTCGTTGGTTATGCTCTTAGTTAATCATCAAAATCAGGGTCATAATCAGTTGATGATACGATTTTAGCTCTTTTTGTTCGCTCTGTTTCTGATTTATTTTTGTTTTGATGCCTTGATGCGCCCCATGCTGGAAAAGCAGCTGCTAATCCACCAGAAAGGGCGCTCATGTCGCCATTAACAGCTAATTCAGCCTGAGCCATATCAACACCCATGTACGACAGGTAAAACGCGCCTACTGGCCTTAGAATAGGTAATATCAAGTCTCTAAAGGCAAATAGAACCTTAACAAATCCATCAACAAATCCCTCTGTTTTGGTGGTTAGCAATTGTATTTGCATTTCATGCTTAAGTTTAACTGCCAGGTCGCCATCATCAACTAATTGGTCAATGATATTAAACGCTGATTCTGCTGCTTTTTCGTAAGGAGCCATAATTATTTACTCTTAGTCTTAACGACTTCTGATAGTTCATCCTTATTTATGTACCAAAAAGGTTTGGTTCCATCAGGATATTGCATTAATCCGAAGTCAGCCGGTCTGGTGGATAGGTGGGCTATTACTCGATACATATTAAGCATATTAGAATCATCCCACTCTTTTGATCGTCTAGCACGTAGAAACATAATAAGAGGGAATATTAATAGCCCAATGATAACGCCTGATATTAATTCAATCATTTCCAAACCCCATTCCGCAATGATTATAATCCCACGGACTAATCATGTATTTGCACATAAACAAAGCCAGCTTAAAACGCCATTCATATTCTTCATATAGGCCAGATCGTAGTATATGTTTAAGCCTTGCCGTTAGTGTTTTTCGCTCATTATCTGCTAATTCCCAAAAGATTATAGAGCTAACTGTATAGTTATGAGGCACATCAATAAAAACAACAAATACAAATACCGCTACTTTCTGAAATATATTCAGATCATCTCTTGATGAAGCATCATCAACAATTTTAGTTACGGCAATGAAACTAAGCCAGAGAATTAATGTTGATATGATTATGAAATAAATCATTCTATTTTCCTCTTAATTAGTGTGATGTTTTTCTACATGATCTGTGATTCGATTATGGGCGAAATCAATTTTTTTCTTTGCATCTATCTGGGCATTATTAAGGGCTAAAATTTGGCTATTCAATTTCTCGTTGCAGGTTTCAATTTTGATCTCTATTTTCCTAATAATCATGGTCATAAGATAATATGATAGTGTGCCAAGTGCCGCGAATAGAGCGCCAGTAACGCTAATCGCCACTGTTACCAGTAGATCGTGATTTATCAACACCGTGTCCACTTCTACGCTCCTTTATGACGAGCAATAAAATAATGACTCCACATGCTATTAAAGTAATTCCTATAAGCATCAACGCTACCTACAAATCCTATTGTTAATTGTAAGATAGCAAGGATAAGCATTATACCGCTAAAATAAGTGGCCTCTATATCGTATAATGATAATACCATGCTAATGGCTAGATTGATCATGATTACAACAGACAGAATAGCTAAAGCGAAGCCTCTGAGATAGATGTAAGCCATTGTAAATCCTGATTGTATGGCCATTTGAAACATATAGAAGGGGGCCATTTGCCTGTAAGTCTCGAAGATAATACCTG